CTTGACCAACATGGCATCCAAGTTCTTCTTGGCTTCCAGCCCTGCGTACTACCTGCAGAACTTGACACAGCCGTTCATGATGTCGCTGCCTGCCATGGCAGGTCGTCACGACTACACCAAGGCTGCTTCTGAGTTGGCCAAGGCGTACACCGAGCTGGGCCCACTGTTCAAGGACGTGAAGCTGTTCGACCAGCAGTTTGACTTCTCCAAGGTGCCTGCTGATGTACGCAAAGCTATCAACGACTTGGTCAACCAAGGCAAGATCGACATTGGTCTGGCCACTGAGATCAACGAGTATAAGGTAGATGCCGACGGCAAAATTAGTCAGTTCGCGCAGCGCCTGAACAAGGGCATGCGTATGGCTGTCCAGAAGGTGGAAGCTACCAACCGCTTGTCTACTGCCATTGCCGCGTACCGCTTAGAGTTTGCTCGTACCAAAGATGCTGCCAAGGCAACCCAGTACGCTGCTGACATCCTGACTGAAACCCACGGTGACTACACAGCCTTCAACGCTCCTCGTGTGTTTAACACCCAGTGGGGTAAGGTGGCTTTGCAGTTCCGCAAGTTCCAACTGATTCAGATCGCGTTCTACACCAAGCTGATTCGTGACGCGTTCACCAAGCCAGACGAGCGTGCTGCTGCCTTGAAGACTCTGGGCTACTCACTTGGCCACACTGCGGTGTTTGCTGGCATGATGGGCTTGCCCGGCTATGCTGCCATCTCTGCAATCCTGAGCGCCTTCGGCGACGAAGACGAGCCATACGACCTGACCGCTGAGATGCGCAAGGCGCTTGGCCCAGAGTGGGCTGACATGATTATGCGCGGTGCTCCTACTGTTGTGGGCATGGACTTGTCCGGCAAGATTGGCGCTGGCAACATGCTGTCCATCATGCCATTCAGTGATGCTGACTTGAGCACCAACGCAGGCCGCGCCGAGGCGTTCGGTACATTGATGGGCGGTGCTGCTCTGGGCATGTCGTCTCGCATTATTGATGGCCTCGGCCTGATTCTCGACGGTGACTACTACAAGGGTGTTGAGCGTGTCATGCCCAAGGGTGTGTCCGACGCACTCAAGGCTGGCCGTCAAGCTGCCGAAGGTATGACTCGCCGCAACGGTGATGTGGTTTTGCCAGACAGCGAAATCGGCGCAATCGACACAGTGCTGACTGGATTGGGTGTGCCAGCTGTGAAGCAAGCTGTGACCTACGAGCGCCAGAACCGCATGCGTGACATCACTGAGAACTTCAATGATCGTACCAAGCGCATCAAGAACGACTACGCCAAGGCTGTCCGTGAAAAAGACACTCAAGGCATGGCTGAAGCCCGTGCTGCATGGACGAAACTCCAGCAGACTCGCCAGCGTAACGGCTTGCAGTCGCAGCCAGTGTCAGCACTGCTGAAAGCACCGCAGGAGCAGAAGGCTCGTGAGCAGCGCACCGTTGGTGGTGTACAGTATCGCGAAGGTCAGCGCAAACTGGCAGAATCCATAGCTGAAAATTGAGGAGTAACCATGGCCAAGACACCTGCATGGCAGCGCAAAGAGGGCAAGTCCGAAAAGGGCGGGCTCAACGCCAAGGGGCGTGCGTCCTACAACAAGGCGAATCCCGGCAAGCCGGGGCTCAAGGCTCCTCAGCCAGAGGGTGGCCCACGACGTGACTCGTTCTGTGCCCGTATGGAAGGCATGAAGGAGAAGCTGACCAGCGCCAAGACTGCCAAAGACCCCAACAGCCGCATCAACAAATCGTTGCGTGCATGGAAGTGCTGACATGGCAACCAAATCTAAGTCCACGGTGAACGCCGCTGGCAACTACACCAAGCCCGAGCTGCGCAAGCGGATCGTGTCACAGGTCAAGGCCGCTGCCACACAAGGCACTGGTGCAGGACAGTGGAGCGCTCGCAAGGCGCAGCTTGTGGCCAAGAAGTACAAGGCCGCTGGCGGGGGGTACAGAGATTGAAAGCCCCTCAAAAATCCCTCAAAGACTGGACTGACCAGAACTGGAGAACCAAAAGTGGAAAACGATCATCTGACACGGGCGAAAGGTATCTACCTGAGTCTGCAATCAAAAGCCTTAGCCCTGCTGAGTATGCTGCAACAACGCGTGCGAAACGCGCTGGCAAAGCTGCGGGGAAACAGTTTGTAGCGCAACCCAAAAAGATAGCTGCAAAAACCGCGAAGCACCGTTAACCCCAACTGGAGAATCCCATGATGAAAGCAAAGAAGCCGAACCCGTTCGGCAAAGGCGAGTCCAAGATGATGGAAGCCAAAGAGAAGAAGATGGCAGGCGGCAAGAAAGCCTATGCCGCCATGGAAAAGAAGTACGAGGGTAAGAAGTCCACCTCGAAGATGAAATAAGGAGAACCACCATGATGTACGGAAAAATGATGATGGCCAAGGCCCCCGCAAAAGCTGGCAAGAAAGCTGCACCCTTCAAGCCATGCCCCGGCTGCAAGAGTCCTGCCAAATGCAAAGCTGCTGGCAAGTGTCTGGCCAAAGGCAAGTGATAAAAAAACCCCCGGGCCTTTCGACTCGGGGGCTAAGGTTCCTCAACACTAAGGAGCTGACATGACAATCAGCGGGGGAATCATACATCGTTGGCGACGTCACCGTCAAACTGGCTAGTCACCAATGTCAATACTGGTGTAGCCGAATCTGCATTCAGGCGGCGTGTGTCTATGACAATGCAGCGGGTCTGCTGCGACGTGCAGTCAGTTCCACGGGTGATGACAAACTTCTCACCTTGAGACACCAAAGCACCGGCTTCCTTGATGCTGGCCACCATTGAATGGTAGTCCATGCGGTGAGCCATACACCATTCGCGCACTTCCTTTTGAGACATTATCAGACGCCCGGCCAGCTCTTTGCTGTTGGCGGTTCCTAGGATGTAGCGCCCGGCGATTGGCCCATTGACTCGGTTGCGTGGGGTCTCAGGCCCACGACCATCACGGCTGTCGCGGCACTCTGTTGTGACGATGATGCGCTGGCTCAACATGCCGACCATGCGTTGGAACGCATCCTCAGACGACACGGTGTTGTTCTCTTCGACCGACTCAGACAGGTCACGCAGCAGACTGACAGTGAACTTGTACAGCTCACGGATGTCGAAGTCCACAATGCCAAGCTTCTTGGCGATCTTCGCAATCACGATGGTGCATGCGCTGTGTGCTCGGTAGAAACGGAACTTGGGGTTGGACAGCACCTCAGTGAACTTGCCCAGCATGGTCTGCATGTCGCGGTAGACCTCAGCTTCGTTGGCCAGAATGTACTTGACCATGGCAGCACCTGCATGGCCGGAGTTGGCAGTCATCTTCTTGATGTTCTCAGCGGCTACCATGGCAGACGCTGATCTCCATGCGTCCTCACCCTCTTCGGTGTCTGGGTACTCTGCACGATCTACAAGCATCAGCGGGTCGTAGCGGTCCACGTTGAGCTGAATCAGACGCACGGCCTCGGCCTGTGAGTTGGCTTGGTTAGCAGCCAGCAGTCCGTAGAAGTCACGGTTACCAGTCACATACACGTTCAGCCGCCACTCGGATGACTTGGCGAACACCACGCCGCCGCCCTTGGATGTGAGACGAACCTTCTCTTGGCCGTTGGATACGCCGTAGGCCACATCACTGAAGACGCCAGCTTCCATGTTGGTCAGCTCGTCAGCCAGCACGGGGATATTGTTGTATACGCCCAGCGTAGCCCACAGCGCATTGGTGGTGAAGCCTTCCTTGGAGTTGAGCGTCATCTTCTCAGGGTTGCCGAACGCAGCCAGCGCAGCGTGACATGCAGTGGTCTTGCCGCGACCAGACTTGCCGCCTTGCAGAGCCAGAATCAAGCCCTTGTACAGGTCTTCGCAGTGGTGTGATACCAGTGAGCCCCAGCCAGCGCATACGGTGTATTGCCAGTGAACGGCCTCTGGCCTGTTGTACATGAAGTTCATGGCCTCGGCGTAGCCTTCCAAGCTGCCGCGACCGTTCTTGAATGCGTTGGCACGCTCCTTGGCATTGCCGCCGACCAGCACTTTGCGCTCGGTGCCGTCTTGGTTGAACAGGGTCTCCCCGATCAGGAACGACTTGTAGTCATCCTTCCAGCCAAAGGCCGTCATGGTGTTGGTCTCTGTGATGCTGCGCTTTAAGGACTGCAGTTGGTCCAGCAGATATGCTGCCATGTGCTCTCCAGCGTTTTTGTGGTTGCTCTTCGTGAGCTCGTATCGGGCCATAGCCCTCAGCAAATCCGTTGGTGACGCCACGGACTCACCTGAAATCTCAAAGTCGCGGATGCGCTTGTCGGGTAGGTGCAGCCGGATGCCATAACGGAACGTGCCGTCTTCACCACGGATACGAGTCGTTGGATAGAACAGGTTCTCACAGAACGGGAAAATCTGCAGCACGCCTTCCTTGTCAGGGATGAGTCGACTCAGCAGCCCGGCGTCCCACTGGTAGCCGCGAGGCAGTGCGGGTATGGTCGCTTGCTCTCCAACACCTTCCTCGGTAACAGTCTCTTCGACCGTCGCCTCGGGCTCGGGGATTACTCGGCCAAGCTGGAGCGGTGTAGTGACCTTGCCCTTGAACGCGCAGCCGTTGCAGCCGTCAGGGTTGCATGCTTGAAACGATTCGCAGGTGGTGGGGCCAGCGTTCCACGAGTCGTACTTGATGTCCCAGTCAAGGCTGTCATGGCCAGTAGCTTCACGCTTGGACGTCCACGCTTCGGCAGTCTCACGACCACCCTCACAGAATGTCAGCAATCCGATGACACGACGCCAGACCTCATACTCCACATCACCCATGGTGTCGCGCATCTTCCCGGCTTGCTGGCACTTGTCTGCCATGACGGCTGAATCAACTGGAACTTCAGGGTACTGCGTTAGGTGGGCGGTCAGGTCAGAATTAAGATCAGTCGGCTGATACTGTTTCTTGGGCGTCTCTTTGACGGGCTTGACGCCGTTGGCCTTGGCGAACGCAAACAGCGTTACCGCAAATTCTTTGGGGTCAACAGCTTCACAGTCAGCCAGCAGCTTTACTGTCTTGGCCTCGCCGTTCTTGCGGTTGGTCGAACCCACTGGGCGCAGGATGGAGCTGAAGTCAGCCGTACGTGTTGGGTCAGCAATGACCTTGGCGTGGGCCAGCGTAGCCTTGAGAACTGTAGCCACCTTGCGCCACAGCTCGTGGCCGATCTCATGGGTCAGCGGCCAGTAGGCATGCACACCGTTGCCGGAATCCACCAGCATGGGGCGCGGGATACCAACTTCCTTGGCGAACTTGGCCATGGCCACGCAAGCGTCTTTCTTGGTCAGGTAGCCCTGCCCCTTGTCAAACTTCTCTTGGCCGCAGTCAACGTCCACCCAGAACGCCTTGGCCTTGTCCCAGTTCTCCGGGATGCGGTACTTGCGCTTGGGGTTGCCTTTGACGTCGAGCTCGTCCAACTCGATCACGGCTTTTTGATAGGACGCACACGCGTGGTACACCGACAACTGTTTGCTGCCAGCCATACCTTCGATGGCTTCGGCCATTGTCTCGAGGTCGGTGTAGACCTTGTGAGCCGGGAATTTGTAGCCCTCTTTGAACAGGGCAAGGTAATGAATGCCGAACTCCGGCAGTATTGATTTGAGGAACTCTAGGGTGTTCATACAGCACCCCTTGTTGTATTTTTGCAACGCATGACTACTCCAAAAAAGGAAAAAGCCCGCCAGAGCGGGCTCCAAGAGATTACCCCTTTTTAGTCTGTGCCGCCAGCGGAAACGTCGTCTTGTGGGATTGCTTCAACGTCCGTAGGAGCTGCGTTGCGTGCGGCTTCTTCCTGCTCCTTGGCCTGAGCCAAGATGTTGTCAATGATGGGACGCACGAAGTTATGTGGGCCGCTACCCAATGCACCAAGCAGGGTGTTGAGGGAGTTGGCGTCCATGTTCATGTCGAGTTTGATTTGGTAGTTCATGATTTTTCCTAGGTTAATGTTGCGTTGGGGGTGTGGGGTACTAACTGTACTGCAACCTTCATGGCTATGGGCCATGCGTCACCGCAGCATTTGCTTTCCCCCACGAAATCAGTCGTCGAAGCTGATACCGTCGAGGTCGAGGTCCATGTCGTCTTCAACAACGGCTGGCTTAGGAGCTGGCTTGGCAGCAGCTTTGGGCTTGGCCACAGGTGCAGGGGCTTCTTCCTCAGCAGGCGCTTCCACTACAGGCTTGGCCTTGGGTTTAGCCACTGGAGCAGGGGCTTCCTCTTCCTCAGCGGCAGCAGGGGCTTCAGCAGCAACTGCAGCAGCAATGGACGAGCCGAGGATGTTGGACACCACGTCAGACGCAGCGATCTCTTGGACTTGGGCATAACCATCATCGTCCAGAGAACCGACAGCGGTGAAGGTCAGCTTGGGAGACTCAGCTTGCAAGTCGAAGCCAATCTTGGTGAAAACCATGTTGTAGGCATAGCCGCGCTTTGACAACATCTGACCGTACTCGCCCAGTGCTTTGATAGATGCAGGTGGCACACGCAGTAGCATGGCGTCGTTGATCTGACCAGCAGGAGCCACGGCCAGACGGACGGCGTCGGAGCAAGCCTTGCCCTTGGTAGCACCCTTCTCGGAGACACGCGAGCCCCACTGGTTGTGTGGGCAGGTAGCGCACTTCTTAGCTTGCTTGTTCTGCGCGTCAGCCGCTGGCTCAACACCATCGTTGGAGTAGCAATCAGGCTTCTGACCTTCGCTGTCCTTGTCGTAGCCCTTGATGTAGAACACCTTGCTGGTGCCCTTGTTGGCTTTAAGCAACACCACGTTCAGGCTGGTAGCAGCGCTGTCTGGGTCTTTGGGGTTCATCTGGATTTCGCGCTCGCCGTCGCGGACAACTGCAAACACTTTGCCCTTGATGGAGATGACTGGAAAGCCGCCACCAGCGTGAGCTGTCAGGTCGGAGTTGAGCGCAGCGATGTCAACTTTTTTGAGGAAAGAGGGCAGGTTGCTGCCAGAGTCGAATGGAATGATGTTCATAATTTTCTCGGTTGAGGGAACAGGAGTTTATGCCGAACGGCGGATGTTGACAACGCGCTCTGAGCGAATATTTATGCCCGGTGGTAACTCGTTGTCGTTGTTGTCGCGGAACTGTTCAATGGCGGTCTTTGCAGCCCGCACCTCGATCAAGCTCCACTCTTCGTTGGCCTTCACAAACTCCATGAAGGCTTCACGATCTGCAACGCTGGCGGTTGTACGCACAGCGGTGTAAGCCGTACCAAACTCAGTCTTCACTGAGTCCATGCCGGTCTTGTTGAATACGTCCAACAGCTTGGCTTCGAGCTTTTCCATCTTGTCATTGATGGGGGCAACCGAAGCGTCGAAGTCAGACTTCATTTGCGCTTTCTTGTCACGTAGCTGTATGTACAGCGTGACTGCTTCCGATAATTTCATTGGTCTATCCGCTCTTTCATCATGTCGAGTAACACACCCTGCATAGACTGTTTGTCTTGCAGTCTCTTATACACACGCCGCTCAACATCCGTACCTGCAATGTGAACGATCACTGTGGTTCTTGTCTGGCCCGGTCGCCTTACGCGAGCACAAGCCTGTTCGTAAGTTTCATTCGAGTGAACCGGGGCGTACCACACGATGGTGGTTGCTGCCGTCAGTGTCAGTCCATGGCTCATGGTCGATGCGTTAGCTACCAACACACGAGGGTCAAGGCCACGTTGAAACTCACCAAAAATTCTGTCGCGCTCGGACTTGCTAGTTCCGCCATGCACCGTTTCTACCGCCCAGTCCTTACGCAGTTCTGACGCCACGCTTTCCAGAGCGCCTGTCAGTGGCACGAACACGATGACCTTGCCCTCTGACTCCTCGATAATTTCCTTGAGGACGTCCATGCGAGGCTTGGATGGGATGACGACTTCTTCGCCCCCTGTCCCGTACGCGACACCACATGCGATCTGGATTAACTTGTTGGCCTTCACAGCCTCATTGACAGCCAGAATCTGCCCACCAGAGTACTCGGTAGCCAGCTTGTTCATCATGTCCTTGTACGCCTTATCCTGCTCCTTGGTGAGGGCCACATCACGGGTGATGAACGTCTGCTCGGGTAAGTCAACGCAGTCATCCAGCGAGAATCGGATAGCTGGCTGCATCATCTGATACACGGCGTCGTTGGCGTCCTGCCTAGCTGCCCACTTGAACGGTGTGATCTGCCGCATAACGCGGTCACGGAACGCACTGAAGTACTTGGGTACGCTGGAGTTATCAGGTGTCACCAGCTTGCATTGCGCCCATGCGTCGGTAGGAGCGTTGGGAGTCGGAGACCCCGTCATGCCCCACACACGGCGTGTGGACTGCTTGTTGCAGATGGTGTTCAGAATCTTCCAGCGGTCAGTGCCAGAGTTACGTGCCAACGCAAGTTCGTCTACTACGATCAGGTCAATGTCAGGGCGCTTGGCCAGCTCGTCTTTGATGGTAGCCAGCCCGTCGATGTTGATGACGTAGACATGCACGTCTTGCTTGAGCAGCTTGTTGCGTCTGTCCCGTGAGCCATGCAGTACCACGCAGTCTAAGTGCGGGAACGTCTGGAACACCGAGTCAGCCCACGTACGCTCCATGGTAGACAGTGGACACACAACGAGCATCTTCTTGACTGTCTTGGTACGACGCAGGTAGTCGTACGCCCACAGTGCGCTGTTGGTCTTGCCAGTGCCCATGCCGTTGAGGCAGAACGCACGGCTGTTCATGGACAGAAATGAAGCCGTCTCCAGTTGAGCGGAGAACGGACTGTGCCTACCACTGACCTTGGGCCAGTCATAGTGCATGGGCATGGGGTCAGGAACCTCGAAGCCCAAGTTACGCAGCACCCGAGTTTCATCGGGTCTGTGTGGCACTGCTACCAGTGTCGCGCCTTTGTGTTCGACCAACACTGAGGTTGGTATGACAGTCGTTACTCTTGTCGGGTTGCGAAGCTTGAGTACGACTGCTTTTTTATCTTTGTGTATCAGCATGTGAGTTTCATTGCAGCCAGAGCTGCTGTGACTCCTTCGTCGGTTTGTTCAAATGGCATCTCATGGATGTCAGGGTCTCCCTTGACGCGCCAGCGAACCATGAGCTGGTCACTGAGGTAGTCGCGCATCATCGAGATGGCGGATACACCGTCTGGAACTCTGCGACCAAACCACATTTCCGGAGGAACAATTGAGCGTGGCGCTGGTCGTCGCCATTCGCCGCCACGTTCACTTATCGGGGTTGTAACTGCCACTGCCCTTCCTCCATCCACGGTTGGTTGTTCGGTCTTGCACAGTTACGTTGCCCTTGTGGTTGCCGCCACCGTTCTCCAGTGACTTCTTGTGGGCTACGTCCTTACCATCGCCTACCTTGGCCTTGCCATCTTTGATAGCTTCGCGCCGTGCAGCGTTGTTCTTCACACGCTTGGCCACTTCTTCAGGGCGAGCGTTGTAGGCTTTTTGGTATTCAAGTTTGCGGGCGGTTGACTTGGTCATTTGGTCTCTCCATTTTTAAGTAGACGTCAATTGAATTGAACAGGGTTTTCATGTCATCAGGATTGTCCACTACCCAAGCAAATCCTTCAGCTTTTTGTATGGCCTCAATGACTCGATCTTGGTTGGCTGTTGTCTGGTTACGCTTACCCGGAGCCTTGGTCTCAATGGCCACGAACAGTCCACGGTAGCAAATGATGATGTCAGGAATGCCAACCTGTCCCATGCCGTTGGACACGGGCATAAAGAACCATGCGCCGCGCTCTTTGAGAAACTTCTTGCAAGCGTCTTTGACAACGCCCTCTGGGGTTTTAGCCATTCTTCCTCCCGTTGAATTCACAGCTCAATACTGGGCACCACGCCTTACACAGCCCTGACGTTTTGGCTGGCCACTTGTCTCGCTCGTATGCAGACTCCAGCTTGGCCACACGGGGCACGAACCCCTGCCAGATGATGGGCACTTCCTTGCGCTCCACAGGCTTCCAGTCGATCTTCTTTTCCTTGAGCCAGATGAAACCCGTGGTAACTTTGTTGACCTCGGGGTGGTGAGCGAACACGTAGTTGGCGTACAGGTCTAGCTGCTCGGTGGGCTTGCGCTTGCCGGTCTTGTAGTCCGCTACCACAGCGTTCTTGCCGTGTATGACAACCAAGTCAGCGATGCCACGAGTCCATGCGCCCTTCCATGCGGTGGGTTGGAAGTTGCGGTCGAGGGCGTATTCCTTTTCGCACAACTTCTGGCCCGGCAGGGCAGCGAGTTTGAACGCCAGCTTCTGCCACTGGTCCATGCCATCCGGCAGCATGACGCCGTCCTTGATGAAATCCTCAAAGGCAGTGTGTACCCTTGTACCCCACTCGGTGTGTACCGTAGGCGGCTCAACGATGTCGCGCTTGACCTTGAGGTGGTAGAACTTCCTTGGGCAGGTCTCGAACGTATCCAGTTGCGAATACGTCCATGCTGGGTTTGTCATGTCATTCCAATGCGGTGATGCCCCAATGCGTCATTTGACGGTTGGGGCTTTGTGTTCTGAAACTATATCGTAGCAGCATGGTGAGTGCTGTCAACAATTATTTCACTGCACCGTACGTGTCACCCAGATCACCCTCAGACCATGTGATTAGCTCAGGCCACCACGACACACCTTTGCGCATGATGCCCTGCAATTCGTCGAGCACATCTTGAGCCACAGTCTCAGGAACGATGTAAACCAACTCGTCATGGACAGCCAGCGACGGACGGAACTTCGTACGCTTGAACATCGTCAGCGCATGCTCCGCAATCACATCACGGGCAAGGGCTTGCACCAAGTTCTCAACGCCTTTTCCAGCGTAGATGCGAGCTCGTGAGCGGCCACTGCCGTACCACCATTCGGTCTTGCCGTTGTCCGACTCTTTGGTCAGGCCGGGGTAGTGAATCTTGCGACCGGACGGCAGCCGCACAGCGTGCTTCTCGGTAACGCACAGGCCCCACGGGTCGATGGCTGTCTCGATACCCTGCTGAATGCTTGGCAGACTAGACTGAAACGACTTCCAGCCTTTGACGATGTCATGGTACGTGTCACGCCATGCAGTCACAACTTCAAGGGACTCAGCTTCTGACAAGTCAAGACCGCCCATGAGCTTGGCCACCTTGCGGAACGTAGGCGCACCAGCACCGAAGCCCAGACCCAACTGAGCGATCTTGGCCAGCTGTCGCTGATCTTTGGTGACCTCGCTCTCGTCGATGCCGTAGCGTGCAGCAGCAAACGATTTGTACAGGTCAGCCTCAACGTCAGCTTGATACAAGTCCATGGACTGCTTGACCTTCCACAGGAAGTGGTTGACCCGCAACTCGATGCCGGACAAGTCAGCTACTACGATCTTGTGACCCTTGGGGGCACGCAGTGAGTTACGCAGGGCGTCGGATGCCTTGGGCTTCTTGGGGTTGATGCGCGGCAGGTTCTGCATGTTGTACTGCTCACCAGACCAGCGACCAGTGGTGTCTGCACCAGCGTACTTGAGCGGCACGGGTAGGCGACCGCCGCATGCGTCAGCGGCCTTGATGAACGCTTGCAGCCTAGTCTCCAGCAGGGTGGACTTGACCTCAAGGCGCACACGGGCAGCAGCAGCGATGATCGGGTCTTCGTGGTCTTGCAGTGCGATGAACGCATCGTCAGTCTTGGCCAGTGCAGGTGTCATCTTGGCCGGGTTGGTGGGCGACTGCTTCATGGGAACTTCGACACCGCGAGACGTAAGCAACTCACCGAACTTGGCGGCGCTTGCCATGGTCATGCGTACATATTCTTCGGGGTCTGTGGGGTCACCCTCCAGCTTACGGGCCACTGACTCAGCTTGCGTAAACAGCAAGTCGTATAGATCGTTGAGTGACTTGGCCTTCTCAGCCTTCACATCTTCCAGCGCCTTGTTAACCATGGCGTAGTCGAGTTGGAACTTAGGCTCCACAAGCATGCGTGTAGTCATGTCGATGTGCATCAGCTCTGCCTTGGGGAAACCCTTGGCCAGCTTCTTGAACAACGCAGCGCACAGGTCAGTGTCCACCTTGTTGTACTCTTCCATCTGAGCTAGCTCATCAGGGCTGAAGTCACACAGGTGCTTGCCCTTGGTGTTCGTGGCTTCGAGGTCTAGCTTGGCACCGACCTTCAACTCAGCGGCCAGCTTCTTGAGCGACACGCCAGTGAGGAACTTGCCGCCAACGGATGCGCCTGTCTTGCTGTATTTGGAACGTGCCATGGCAGCAGTGCAGCCGTACATCTTCGGGTTGATGCCGAGCCGCCATGCAAGGATCATCGCATCGAAGCCAGACATGTTGTGACCAATTGCGATCTTGTCGCTCCAGTCCATGTCCTGCATGTGTCTTCTGATCTTGTCCTCACCGAACAGCACGTATGTAGGCTCATCGCCCTCACGAATAGCCACCGAGATGATCTCAGTGTCTGGATGCTGTACGTACTCAGTGGGGGACATACGACTCAGCGTGTGAGTCGTGCTCCAGAAACTTTCAAAGTCAATGTATACGGGTGTCATCAGTACATGCCCTCAAGGTTGGGTGGTGCATAGTCCGGGCCTTTGGCTATCTTGCCGTTCTCGTTGAAGATGGGGTAGCCGTTCTTGTCGAACTTGCTGTAGTTGCTACGGTTCACAGCGGCCACAGCATCAGCAGTCTTCATGCCAGCACAGTAGCCAGCACCAATGGCTGTAACGACTTGATCTGCCAGCGAGTCGAGGAACTCCTTGCGGTCGTTAATGGTTGCAGCCAGCTCGCCGCTCTTGAGCATGCGTGCCAATGCGTTGAGGGCTACTCTGGTCGAGCGAACCTCGTACTCCACACCATCAGAGCTGAAGTCAAGGGTGTCGATCATCTCTACGATCTCTTCAAAGTGGCAACCCAGCTGGATGCTGAAGTCTTCTTCGGTTGGCTGGGGTCTGGCACGTCTGTGCCACAGTTCAATTTGATCTACGCTCATTATTTCTCCAATGCGTTTATTGCCATGATACGGGCGATGACGTCCGGGATTTTCTCGTCGTCCTTGACGATGTAGAGTTGGTGCTGCCAGTCAGGGCCGCGCTGCTGTGGCTTGTACTGCGATGCCTTGATTATGTAGCCGTTGGTGGCTCTGATAACCGCAAAGCTCAGCATGGAGTCTTCCTCAGACAGTCTGCCGCCTATACCCTCTTTTGCAACTATCGCGTCGGATGACATAAGCCAGTTACGCAGCCATTGTTTGATGCTCATTATTTCTCCAGTTGGAATGCGACCATCGCTGCTGCAATGATCTCGTTGACTTCAGTAATTGTCTGCGCGATGTGCGTCTCGTACTCGTAGCCTTCCTTGGTGCCGATGTTGACTACATAGCCGTTGGCCACTTGCTGCACTTCAATGTTGCCACTGAAGATTTTTTTGCTCCGGGTTAGCCTAGCTTGGACTGAGTGCCCGAGGATTGAATTCTGCATGGACGCACCCAAGCCAGAGGTGGTCAGTACACCTTGCGCTGCGTTTTGTGCGCTGTGGCCAATCATGGCGTGCATCAGTTCTTTGAGCATGCGCGAATCTCCAATTCAATTAGTAGTTCGACGTAGTGCTTGGCTTTCTCCAAGTCTTTGATGCCGTTCTTCTTTTTCCATCTGGACACGTACTTGATGACGTTGCCCTCCATGTAGCCAATGTTGTTGGCGTGTATAAACTCTGCTGGTTGAATGGCCATGTCCTTGTAGTGACTGCCGTCAACTTGCACGTCTAGTGCGTTACTCATCGTCTTTCTCCTTTTGGGTTGGTCGGGGGCAATTAGGTGGAACCACTACGCACGCCCACACAGGTGCGAGAGTTTTACTGGGTAACGTGGCATATCTGTCGATGTAAAAGCCGTACGTATCTGTGAGAATGCCGTTCACATATGACGAGGTTACGCCAAGCGACTTGGCCAGCTCACCAGTAGTAAGGCCATCGTCAGTCGCCAGCAACAGCGCCCGGATGGCATGCGTGTGCATAACTCGTCTGCGGGCAGATTCACTCATACATCGTCTCGCTTGAACGTAGGCAGTGGTGCCCAGTGTGTCCAGCCATCGGCATCTCTCCACGAGCCAAGGACTGCAACGCCCAGCTTCTTGTCGATCATGAGCATCTTTGCACTCCGTGGTGGCGGATACTCTTTGGCATCACGCCAGTGGTTGTTGACATCGACCACAGCAAAGCGGTCGTGCGTAAGTTTGCAGTCGGTCATTGCCATAGCGACACACCTCCTACGAATGTTGTCTTGATCTTTGCATCTTTTATAGCCCGCACCTTTTTAGCGTAGCTCCTGCGGCTACGCACTTCCTGCGGCTGTGAGCTCTTGGGCTGTGCGTCCTCGCCGTCACCGAACGTGTACAGCTTGACCCGGTTGCGGCCATCAGATTCGTTGGTGTAGTCGATGACGTAGATCATCTTCTGAGCCTTGAGTTCGGTAAGCAGCTTGCCCACAGTCTTCGGCGGCACTCCAGTGCGCTCTGACAGATCAAGTCGGCTGGCTGGCCCTTGCATCAGGGTTTTGAATACCGTCACCATCTGCACGATGTTCATACACAACTCCTTATGGTCAGCAGTGTCAGCATCACAATGATGAAAGTCCATGCGATTTTCATTCGTCCTCCTTTCGTTTGTCTTCACGCCATATGGCATAGCCACACAGCAGTCCGTGGACCCATGTGATGCCCAGCATCAGCCACGTATCGGGGTCTAGTTCTCTCATGTGTTGCTCCTTGCTCGGATGGCTTTGGCAAGTAGCGCACCATCTGCGCCCCATTCTTGCCACGCATCACACACCTTTGCACACGCCTCACGCTCGTCAGCACGGATAAGCTCGGCAAAGCGTTCAAGGCATCCAAGCGTTCCGTTGCAGGTGCAATCGCGTATGCCAGCCTCACGCGCAATTTGAATGATGTCTTCTTTGGTCATGTGTTCTTCTCCTTGAGTTTGGCTTCGATGGCGCGGACAAACTCTAACAATCCGCTTGGTTCGTCTTGAATGTCGCTACCCAAAACGTCATCAATTTCTTTGTCCGTCAGCCCAACCCATGTGCGTTTTGGTTGCACGAGTTGCTCTGCCGCAAACGACATTGCTTGCCCCAACTTCTTAACAAGCACCTGTTCAATCAACGGGACAATCGACTCTTGCAAATAATCTCGCAGGGCTTTTTCTTGTTCTGCTGTCATGCGGTCTCCTTAATTTTGGTAGCAAGCGTTGCCAGATACTCTCGCGCTTGCTCAACAGGCACTTCTGCGTGGTAAAAAATCAGCGCAGCTTCTACTAGTTTGGGGCTCTGCGGTGTTGTTTTAAAAACAGCCCATAGATATTCTCGTTTTGCGCTCATGCTGCGTACCCGTCCGTGATGATTTTGTTCTTGGCTTCTTCCAGCGCCCCGATAAGCATGAGCCGGTCAGGGATGGTGGACGTCTTGATCTTGAACTGCCCTCGGTCTTTCCAAAAGCACAGCACAATCACCGTGTCAGGGTTCTCGTCTAGTGCCTCGTGCAAGATCGCTGCGGCTTGTTCTTTGTGGTGGTCAGTGATTGCCACGGGCGTTAGTTTAGTCATGTGTTCTTCTCCTTGAGTTTGGCTTCGATGGCGATGGCAACATCTTCTACCGTTCCTCCCCAAGTTGGGGTGCATCTAATAATCTCCTCTTCCGTCAGCCCAACCCATGTGCGCTGTGCTGGTGGGGATGTGTAGAGTTGCTTGTCTTTCATGAGTTCATATGCCTGTTGCTGCACGACTGTGCCCGTCCTAAGCGCAATCATTGTTCGCATGATTTCTTGGTATGTACCAACAGGCTCCTGCTGTGCTGGCTCATAGTCCAGCCCCAACTCTCTGGCGTTATGTGCCTTCTTGTCGAGGGCTTGCTGCTTCGGGATGCAGCCATGTTCTGAGCAGTGGGACACTGTCTCGCATTCATCGCATATCTTGGTCATTTCTGTTTCTCCAATATAGGTGTCATCTTCTTGAGCCTGTACTCCTCACGCACGAGGGCAATGGCTGCGTCCATATCTTTGAGGGTCACGACGTCCATCTGTGCATCGTGCAACTCCATCACGGTGTTCAGTGCGTTCATCTCATGGGCCTTAAGGACAAAGCTACCCGAGACTGCTCCGCGCTTACCTACATCACGCAGGGCTTGCAAGCCATCACGAACAACGTCGCTGTAGTCTTTGCCGAAGCCGAGACGCGCAAACGCCTCAGTCATGTTCACCATAGAGATAAGTACGTCAATGTCAGCATGCTTGGCTTTGCCCTTGGTCAGTGTCTCCAACGCGCCATGGTTCTTGATCTTGAGGTCAAGCATGAACGCTGTGTGGCTGTTGACTGGGGATATGCTCTCCAGCACAAATCCCACGGGATTAAGTAGTACGTGTTTTGGTTTGTACTTGCTACGCTTGCGCATGAGTCACTTTCTGTTGGCGTAGCTGGTCCAGCATCTTGCGCAATACCACTTGCTGCGCATCTCTACGCCGCTCAAGGGTTCTGAGTTTTTGCCGCACGTGTCGCATTTCTTAAGCCTGTGGGCTCGCGTAAGCGCCTGCTCCGTCGTCTCTCGGAATGAGTTTGTCGAAGGCAGTCGCGGTGGTCTGGAATTCATCGAGGATTTGTGGATTGGTTGTTGCAATCCAATTGAGGAGTTGCATGAGGTGCTTGTTGATAGTCTGAAGCTCAGCGTTGCGTATAGCTTGACTGTGCGAAGTCATACTAATCTCGTTGAAGTTACGGTTCATGTCGTCGAACGCTTTTTGCAAGAGCACATAGTCAACAATGTGCCCCGAAGTGTGTACTGGGTTCTCGATTGATCGCAAGTACATATTAGCCGCCAAAGATTTTCTTGAGCTCATCGTACAGCGCACGGGCCTTGACGATGGACATGGTGTTGAGTAAGTCTTGCACGCTTGAGTCTTGTTGTGGTGCTGGCTTGGCAGCTTTCGGGATCGCAACTTTAGCAGCTTTCTTGTTCTGCTTTATGTACCCTCGCACGTATTTATGACCAATGGCAAAGTACGTCATCCCGCCAGCGGAGTCCACAGTACGGACGAGCCCACGCTTTAGAAACTGATTGAGCAGCGACGATGATGAACTCTTAGACACACCAGCAGTATCAGCCAAGGCAATGAGTCTATTTCGATTGCATCCGGGGTTATCTCTGATGACGTTGAAGACAGTCTCGGATACACCTAGGCTCTGTGGTTCTTGCATGGCTACTTCCTGTGTGGTTGTGCCCTCGTCATCAAATCGCAGGGCTTCGAGTTTCTTCAGTTCAGATTTCAAGTCAGGCATATTCGTTCTCCAGTTCGTCAATGATTTCGGTAAGCATGTCGTTGGCATCTAATGAGGCCAACACGGACTCGTCAGATGTAAGGTCGTCGTACTCGATCTCGAGTCGGCTGTACAGGTCACGCATGTGACCCTTGAAGGCTTCGGTGAACTCGTCTTCCAACGAGCCGTAGTCATATCCCTGCAAGATAGCCACGAACGCTGCGTTCTGAATGTCTGTGTTGTAGGGGCTGTGGGCGTACACGAACTCATCCATCTCTGATTCGCTGTAGTCATCAGGGCTCGCCATGTCAGAGTAGAACGTCGTACAGTTCTCGTGGTAGTAGTGGCCGCGATGTTGCACACGAAAGAGCCAAGATTGTTCAGCCAGACCTATGAGTGCTGGGTCTTCATACCCCATAGACTTGAGGAAGTCCTCCCATGAAAACACACGGCCATCGAAGCATGCACCGTCACCCTGCGATGAGAAGCCGCTGAAGTACATGCGATCTACCTCAATGCCAATGGCGCTCATGTCATGCTTGAAGTCGTCATACACAACGCCCCACCATTCGGTGTGCTCTACGTTCCAGAGACGATGCTTGTCCAGTACCTCGTCGCGCTGTCGCTTGGTCAGCGCATTGAATCTATCGAGAGGTGTCATAGTGGTGCGTCCTCATGGTTGTCTGGGTTGAACTTAGGAACCTTCTTGTTGTTATCTTTGGGATTTGGGAACGCAGGGAAAGGCCACGTCATTTGACTCTCCAATACTTACGCGTTGCTTGCACGACCTCCGGTTCCTTTGGTGGAATGGGCTCGAACTTGTTGCCGAATGGTGGTGTCCATCCGAAGCGACGCCACGTAGCTTGTACGTCAGCGCCAGAGGTCCACTTGTAGTCGGGGTGACCGACAGGAATGGTTGGTAATGTCTTCTTCATGATGCCTCCGCGAGTTTGGCTGCAATTGCTGCTGCTGTAAGGCCGTCAGTGTCATATGACTCAACGATAGCCTTGCGTTGAGATACACGCTCGATTTTGCGATTGAGACGCTCCATGTCTTCGCGGTCGATGTACATGGTCACGTTGGGGAAGAGCTTGACTGCCTCGTTGAGTGACTTGCACTTCTTGAGGAACTCAGAGATGTCACTGCTGATTTTCTTCCATCGTGCGTTGATCGCGAACTCCAACACAGCATCATCCCAGCGCTCGAGCAACTCTCTACGGCCAAGCATGTCTTCTGGTAAAGCGCGTAGTTGTTCAATCGAGAACTCTGAACTTGACTTGTTCCAGTAGTCCTTGGATGGTCGCTGGAACGCCGTGGTCATGCCACTAAACCGAATGCTGGTCTTGATGTTGCTGCCGTCTTCCAGTGTGCCGCGCACAGCCACGTCGGCGTCGGTCACCTCCTGCATCCAATCTTTCGGGATGAGGTCTTTGAGGTGTACATCTGCAGCACCCCAGCATCCGATGTTGTACAGCTGGCTGGCGTTGACGCTGTAGTTCTTGTCTATGTTGGGTAAGTCACTGGCTCGCTCAGCTCTGCGCATCTTGTCGATGACTTGCTGAACGCGAGCGATAAGCTCCTTGGTGATGTATACGGTTGCCATGTCAGTTTCCTTCTTCAAGTTTGATTAGTGTTGAGACGTAGACCAGTGCTTCTGTGAGCGTTATTGGTTCTTTGAAGGGCCCATAGTGTGTATGGGGCACCTTGTTAATTGATACGTTGACGTGCCAGCCTTGCTGGTTGCGCACTACCTGCACGCCAACGGTGTTGCTCCGCTCTACGCGGAAGCGTTCACTCTTCTGTATCGGATGAGTCGAGGTGGTCAGAGATTGATTCTCGGAGAGCATCACGTGTTGCCTGTGGTACGTCAGCTGCCAGTGCTTCGTAGCATGCACGTAGAACAGCGTCGTATTGCTTAGTCAGATTGTCGATTGCGTTGTCGATTGATGTTGCCATTTCATTGCTCCAAGGTAAAGTGGATATTGTCGCCGTAAGGGGCTTTGATGTCACTAGAGATACACCAGACGACTGGATACTCTGGCTCGTTGGCTGTGTTGAAGTCTGTGTAACCGTCGGTCAGGCACACGAACACCTCGGGCTTGATACCTTCCTTGGCGATGTAGTTGAAGCCCTCTTCCATGTCAGTGCCGCCGCCACAGTAGAACGTGAGCGCCACCTCCTCGCCCTGCTCGAACACCTCGTGCTTGGCTACCGAAGTGTCGACATACAAGACATGAACACGGGTGGGGTTGCACATAGACACGATGCGCTGTAAGTGGCCGTTGTAGTGGTCGAGCTCGGACTTGGAGATAGAACCTGACACGTCAACTTGGATGACAACCTCGCCCATCTCAGGGGACTTGCCGGTCGATGGAAGGTAGCAGTCAACGAAGCGGCGGTTAGGACGCGACCATGTATAGTCACCACGGGTGAAGGTGGTCATGTAGCGCTCGAGAATGTCGTGCCATGGTGTGCGTACGTCGATGAGGTCAGCAACGATCTTGGCCAGAGCACCGGGCATCTTGCCCTGAGCCTTGGCAGCTTGGGCAGCTTGGGCAATCTCTACGCGAGTCTCAGCGTCGATGCGGTCAGCCTCCTCTGTAGTGAGTGGTGAGCCACGCTCAATCAAGTCGTCACCAGTACCGCCGGGGCCGTGACCGTCAGGTTGGTCGGGCAGCTTGTTGTAGATGACGTCGACTGTCTCGTCTTTGGAGCCGGGCATATTGACACAGCCCTCGATTTGATGGCCGATGCCAGCGTCCTTGAGCATGTCGTTAATCCATGCGTCACCAGCGATGTTCCACTTCTTGGCGTTGCGAGCACCACGGCGCAGTGCATGCTGACCGATGACATGGCCAACCTCATGGCACAGCAAGAACACAAGCTCGTCAACAGACAGCTTCTCAACGAATGACTTGTTGTAGTAAATCTGGCCACGCTGGTCGACAGCAGCAGTGGGGATTGTGTTGTCCTCGATTAGCTTGCGCTTCATGAGGATGGATGCAAAGAAGGGATGCTGTGTCACGATGGACACCTTGGCCCGGTCGAGTGTGGTAACTGCCATGATTACTCCTTAGAAAGTGATGATGTGTATTGGCTCAGTGCCTCTGAGCATGTCGGCTACTTGCTTCGATTTGTCTTTCAACTTCTGCGGAGTTTGCTCCGCCAAGATTTCTATAACCTTACGGATTGAGACTTTGTCGTGCATGGTTACGTAGAAGTTCTGGTCAAGGTTGTCTATGTACTCCAACGCACCGTCGTGCAGACTCCTGTAGTATCCATTGCGGTAAGTCGGTTGCTCCAATAGCCATGCAGTCCAGTCCGCTACAACAGCTTCGCGCACACGGGGTGCTACCTCGGATGACATACCTATGATACGAATACCATTCCAGTTGTTGATACCTATCTGAAGCCCATGCGTCTCGGACAGAGACTGTGCTATCTGGCGTGACTTGGAAGCCCAGCCGCCTTCGATGGTGCGGTTCTCAATCATGCGAATGATGCTGTTACGCATCCTTACACCTAGTGTCTGTGGGTACAGCGTCACAGTTGTCTTTGTACCGGGCATACCAGTGATACGCCCACGTTCGTTATTTCCAATTGGCTTTCTCATTTGATCTCCTCGAAGTAATATCCATCATCTCGTTGCACAATCTTCCCTTTCTTTTTGTACACATCCTCCATCCAACGGGCGTACTTGTTAGCGCGATACTCCTCGCTCTGCGCCCATGTCCTCATGACTGCGCTACGCCACAGCAGTACAGCCACTGCGAGCATCAGCACGTACTCGAGTTCAGTGAAGGTCATGCGAACGCTCCCATGCGTGCAGCTACTTCCTCCAGCTTGCGCTTGGCTTCACTACGCTTGTTAGGTGAACCCTTAATCATCTCGACGTCTGCCAAGTAACCCTGTGCTGATTCCTCCAGTGAAGTGATTTCGTCAAGCAACTCTTGCGTGGGGTTGATCGCCAGCTTGCGTGCCAGCTTGCATCCGTCGATGACGTTGTCGATGAGGCTGTTGTGGAAGCGCTCACCCTTGGCACCTTGATACTCGGCGAGCTTGGTCACAAGCGATGCGATGGGCTTGAGCATGCGCTGTATGGTGTCCACGTTGACAGCGGCTGAGGCTTCTTCCTCGGCACGTTTGAACGCTGCCAAGTCATCATCCGACAGGTCGAACAGGAAGTGTGTCGCATCTGCCATGGGCTGGAACCTGAGCTCGGCTGACATGGAAGTCCTGAACTGCTCTGCACTGGGGTACTCGGAAGCGTTGGCCCGTCCTGCTGCATGGCCAGAGTTGCGGTACATGACGTCATCAGTCACTAGCTGGTCATACATTGGCATGTAAGTGTCGAGCAGGTTGTCCACCTGAGCGATGCGGTGCTTCATCTCCTGTGTGTACTCCATGTACATGTCGTTCGGCAGGATGCGTGGGCCAGCGTCAACGTAAGGCAGCGTGTGCTTCTTGTGGTAGGCGTATACCTCGCCGTACTTGGCCATGATTTGGTTGATGGCTGAGTCCTTGTTCTTGAACAACTTGGTCAGCACAGTGAGGCTGGTGTCATTCTCCTGCTGTTGTAAGGTTGCTGTAAGTCCATGGTCGCGCTTGGTGAGTGCTGCACGTCGAAGTGTCAGCTTGACGAGGACTGCCTTGTCAGATAGTTTGGTGTGTGTCATGTTTACTCCTTGTGTTAAATGTGTTTGGTGATCTTTATACGCTTAGCCTCACCATTGCTGTGACCCAAGCCATCGCGTCGTCCTTGCTGCTGAACTTGGGTATGTCAGACAGGCGCAGGTCGTTGAGCGCAGGGCTAAGCGGATGGATGTTGGCACGCCACTTGCCCCAGTGCGGCGACGTGTGTTTGTCGTCGTAGATGACAGTGGCGATGACTTGTGGTTCAACCGTTCGCCATGGCGTGTCTGGCCACATCACGTCGCGCTTGTAGTGGTACCGGTCGCCCTTGCGGACATTGACCGGCTCCCAGCGGTAGTTGGTGTACACGCGGCTGTAGTTCACATCAGGACTTCTGCGTTCTTGCTGGCCCACTCGACGAAGGCACGGCTGTGCCTGATGCTAGGCTGCAGCTTGATCGCGTCCTTGGTCGCCATGACGTTGAACTCAGGGGACATACGTGACAGGTACTTGGATACACGGTCGAAGTTGTCCTTGGTGGACTTACGAGCCAGAGCACCGGTCAGTGCGTACAGAGTCGCAGGGTCTTGCGGCACGTCAGCGCCAGCAGGGTCGAGCAGGATGGAGTCGACGTCAGGCAGCGACATGTAGATGCGACGGAAGCCAGTGAACTCAGCAGCAGCGCCCTCGCCTACCTCACCAGCGCAGTTGTCGAAGAACAGGCCAGAGTCAAGGCTGTCAGGGATGAGGTTGACACGCTCCCATGCACGAGGCGTAGGGTTGGCGAAGCGATTGGCATCGAAGTCAGACAGCAGACCGGGACGGAAGCGCAGGAACTGAATCAACACAGGGTCAATGTCATTGTCGAGCGCCCACTCAGTCCAGTCGTCGATGTTCTCTTGGAAGTCGAAGCGTCGTGTACGATTGGCCAGCTTGGATGTGATGCGGTTGGCACCGGATTTATCCTCTGTCCTGTTCCCCGTTGCGATGATGAACAACTCGTCAGACAGCTTGAGGTTGCCAGCACGACGGTCGTAGATAACACCGCACAGTGCGTTCTGCATGGGGACAGGTGCGTCCGACAGTTCCTCTAGAATGAGTGCTGACCGACCGACACCTTGGCGCAGTTGGTAGAACTCTTGGGGTGGAACCCAGCGTGTGTACTCGCCAGTGTTGTCAGGCACACCGAGCACGTCAACAGGGTCACGCAGGGACGCAGTGAACTCGACCACGTTCTCGATGCCTAACGAGTTGACGACGTCACGAGCACAGGCTGACTTGCCACCGCCCGGCGCACCGAGGATGAAGGGGACAACGGCGTTGCCACCGTCTACGCTGAACTGAGAGAGCACGGATGTTTTGATGTTGCTGTATCGCATGATGATTCCTATGTGTTGAGGATGTGTGCGTCTGGATGCCTGCCCCTGAGCGTGACGCATGAACGTCAGGGTAGCCTGAATGTGTACGTGATTGTGTGGCTGTAAGCTGTCGTGGTGCTTACATGGTCAGTTTGTTTACTGCAAGGCCAATGAGGGATTGCTCCTCTACGTATGCCTTGGCTTGCTCCAAGTGAGCGAATAGCTTAGGTGCCACGGGTGACACAGTGCCGTAGATGTTGGCCTCATACGAGTCTGCATGGACCTTGATATACCCAACGGCATCGACCCAGTATGGGTTGGGCGTACCTCCCCACTCTCGTGTCTTGATGCGTACCTTGGGTGTGATGGTGCATCGCAGGTATACCTCGCCGTTTTCCCATATGAATCTCATGCGCCCTCCAGTTTCTGCACTACGTAGTAGGCAATGACATGATTCTTGGCGTCCTCTAGGTTGCTGAACTTTGCAGTCGGTTGCATTCGGTCATTGATTTGTGCGATGAACGTGCGGTCTACCAAGTTCTCTCTGACGTAACCCAGCAGTTCGTCTGTGTCTGTGCCCTCGCCAGCAAGCAGGTCATACCACTTGTAGCATTCGTGGCCACCTGTGAATGAGTCATCCCATCTCATCCGGGCCTCCATACCAGTAAGTCCATGAGCAGGACACCGATGAGGAATACCAGCACGGCGATTCGTGCGGCTCGATGGGTAATCATAGTTCCCTCCATCCCGATTCGATTCGGGCAATGAGTTGCTGAAAGTTGATGCGGTGCAGTGTGCCGAAGCCGTCGTCCTGCCATACGGATGGCACTGAGCCATGGGATGTGTGTTTGGTCATCGGAGTCCTCCTTTGTGTGATGAGTTGAGACCCTTGAGCAGGGTCATGTCGGTGATGAGGATGTAGTTGCTCTTGGGCATGGGCGTAGTGGTCGTGCAAATATCTTGGTCAGTAGGTTCATGGCTTTCTCCATTCTCGTTGGGTGGTAATGATCGTGTACCCAAGTCCTGCGATGCGTAGGAGGGTCATGTCTGTCAGCACCTTAGTGCCAGCAATGTCTGCAAAGGTCTTGGCCGTGTCGCACACTGGATGTGCAACTTGCTTGCCGTATTGGTCGCGCAGTTCGATGCGAATGGTGAGTGGTGCCATGTTTATTTCCTTGAGGTTGCTACGTACACCCAGCCAGCGATGCCAGCCGCTACGTACAGGATGATGAGCAGGTCGATGACGTCCATGATGTGTCCTTGTATGTGTGTATACACACGTTATCGTGCAAAGCGCTCGGCCAAGTATTCTCGGTATGCGAACTCGGGGTCGTCCATGTCTAAGGGATTGGTGTCCATGGTTGCCTCGAAAATGAACGGCTCATCTGTTGGCTCGTCTACGTGTGTATACACACGTTCAGTGGACTCGATGATGAAATAGTGTCGGGACATAGTGGTCTCCATGATGTGTGTATACACACGTTTGGTGTGTTGGATGCGCTAGGCCATGAGGTGTGTATACACACCTATCCAAGATTGAGGGGGTAATTAGACAAAATTTATGGGGCTTGTCTAATTAGGCGATGGCTTGAAACCCGCATAAACACTGGGCTTGCGGGGTGTACTAAGGGTTTACCCTAGTCGAATTATCCAAGGTGGAAAAAGGGGGTCAGGAATTTTAGGGGTCGTCATGATTGTGTGGCGCTTGGCGCTTCATGCACGAACAGACACACGCATCGTCATGTGCATCCTAAAATCTTGGATAATTGTCTAATTGTCTAATTGCACGTCTAACCCATTGATTTTAAAGAGAAACCTAATTATCCAAGCCAAAAGCTGCCTTGGATAGTTGGATAATTGCAAGGTGTGTATACACACCTTGCATGGGATGACGTGTGTATACACACATTAAGCGGCGATTGCGGCTTGCTGTGCCTTGGCATCAGCCGTGAATTCCTTGGCAGATGCGACCATCTCAGTGGCGACTGCCTTGAGTTCCATCAACTTGGCCAGTGTTGCACCTGCTTTGAGTGCGCCAGTCTTTTTGTCGGTGACATAGCCGCCATTCTTGGACAGCTTGGCCTTCATGATGCGAGCCTCGAATTGGTCAGGCAAAGACTCGAAGCCAGCACGATTGGAGATAACAATTGGCTCACCCAATTGGGCGGCAAAGTACTCGCCAGCGGGTTTGTAGTTGCATGATGGGAAAGCGGCTTGCTTGGCAATTGCTTGAACACCACCGTTGGCGATACCATTGCGGGCGGCTTGACCCATTTTGCCCTTGGCATTGGCGAGCGCCATCTTGGTGTAGGGTGAGGCGTCTTGGACTACAGACAGTTGACGTTCAGTCTTGGTTTTGCCGAACACGTTGACCATTGCGGGAGTGAATTGTGCGACTTGCATGATATTTCCTTGAGTTGAATAGGCTTGGATGTATAGTCGGTTGACTACACACTGAAGCCCACAATGTGGGCGCTACGCTTTCTGTTCTTGGTGCGTATGGATACCTCAACATACCCTTAGAGTGATAGTTACTCGCCACTGTATTGCTCATTTTCAGTGGGCCTTTCTCCAACATACGGTCTTGCACCGCCATATCGGGTTGCGTAAGAATCACGGTGGTCTAGGTTATTTGTGTACGCTTTCCGGGTAGGTCACAATCAACATACGATTTTCGCTAAGGCACTTCTGCCCCCAAGCTAATTCCCGTAACTCATGTACCGCCGTACCGCTTGCTCACACAATAGAGCCTAGCCCGCATCAATTCAATGCGTCAGGGTGTCCTCGACTATTTCGCACCCATCCCATGCGCCACCATGGGAGATTCCAATATAAATTTTTAATGAACGGGTTTCCATCAAAAGCCCCTTACCATGCGACCGCATCAACCCGTAGGTATCCGCACACGCCATCCCCGTAGTTTTGGCGCTAGTCGGTAAAGAACAATCTCACATGGAGCGAACGGTGCGATCACCGCTCAATGTAGGCAACCTTGATAATCCAGAGTCCCTACACTCTAGGCATCCTTGATAACCGACCACCCCCCACAG